CTTTCGGGGTCTCCTTGCTAAACGGGCTTTCGCCTGTCTAACCCAATTTTGGGAGTAGGGCTTCTCTACGTAGGTTACTTCTTACTACGTGTTATGCCAACTTAGTAGAGGAATGTCATGTCTAATCAGTGGACCCCGGAAGTGTTGACCGATCACATAGGTCGGGCGAATGGCGCGATTAGCGCCCTGTCTGACTTGGTGCGGTTACTCGAAGGGATCTATCTGACTTATAAGACTGCATCCTCTAGTGGTCCGCCGTCCCTAAAGGACGCGGACGAGTTCCGTGAGCTGCCAGGTGAGGAAAAGCTTGCCGCTGGCTATTCTGTGAAGCCTTCGACTCAACAAGAGTTTGAGGATGCACAAGAACAGCTGGCACTGCAATTGCTTGGCCCTGCCCAACAGTCCTATGGAGCTTGATCGCTGTGTCTTCATCCATCCCCGTTGTTGGTTGGAATTTTACGCGGGGCACCAGATACAACTCGTCGATCGATCCCGTCAATGGGACGCCGATGAATTGGACTGGTGCCGTAACGTACCCAATCAGCAACGTGAAGAATGGGACCAGTAATCCTGGTTGGCACGACAAAATCGCTAAAGGTCTCGAAGCTTCGACCTACTACAAGAGGACGGAATTAAAACCTTTGTCCTCCGTAGTAATGTACGTCCACACGGAAAGCGACGGCTCCCCCCAATGGGGGACAACCCAGCTCAAGTGGGACGCACAGTTCTCCGGGTGCGGGTTCAGTAATCCTGTCTTTACTGGTCAAAATAACCAGGCGACGGACGACCAAGCCCTTGCTCGGATGAAGTCGAAGATTGTAGAGGCTAGCGGACACGTAAATGTGCTTACGCCGATAGGTGAGTTGAAGGATATGCGAGAGTTGATTCATACCTCCGCGTACCTAACGACGAACTTTCTGGCTGACCTTATACGTGCAAAGAAGACGCACGGTCGCAGCATCACGAAGTATGTATCTAAAGCGTATTTGAACTGGGTTTTTGGACTTAAGCCGCTTATAAGCGACATAGGCCAGATATCCAATTCGATTGATCAATATCTGAATCAATCAATACGCCGATTTCGTGTTGTTGCTTCTGCGGCTACGGACGGTAGGTTTGTGCCCGCAACCGGTGGCTGGCCATGGTCGAATACCCCTTCTGGGGTGACCACGGTAGTCAAAGGTGAAGGGAGTTACTTACTTTCCTACAAATACGTTGGCGGGATTAATTTCCCAATTTATGCAGCCAACGACTATACCATGTTAACTCAGCTGTCAATCAAGGAGGGCATGCCGGCATTGGTGCCGACTGCGTGGGAGTTAATCCCATTTTCTTGGATGGCTGATTACTTCGGTACAGTTGGGCAATTCCTCGAAGACGAGTTTAACTCCCCTCCGGGGACTACCTCGTTTTTGGTGAAGTGTCGCCGATACAGAGCAAACATCCGGTTCACTTATGACGTCTCGTCAGTTAGTCCAGGCTATAAAGCTTCCTGGACGACTGGCCAAAACGATGTGAGTTACTGGGAGTTTGAACGTACCGTGTTGAGCGCCCTACCGAAGCGAGCGTTGAGATTTCGAACGTTCGACGAGATAGGGAAGGGAGGCATTTCTAAGCTTCTTAACCTCATCGCCTTGGCAATCTAGCCAGGCAGAAAGAAAGGTCCTACTGTGACCATTAGCCTTTCAACGCCCATTACGGGCGCAGCGCAGACGGGGTTTACCACTCCGACCTACACCTTGACGACTGACACTCCTCCCAATGTAAACGGGAAGCAGTGGGCCGTGTCGGCGATCGGCGGTACGCAAACCGGTGTTGATATCAATACCGTCAGCAAGCCGTTTACGATCTCCTTCTTTCGACCGCCGGTTCTAAAGGTTCTGCCGGCTGCTAACCCCACGACTGGGGTTATCAAGAACGTTCCAGTCAACACGTACAAGATGATCGTCCGCAAGGGCGCTCTTCCTGCTGCGAATCAAACCGCGCAGGTGTGCCGTACTACGGTACAAATTGACGTGCCGGCTGGGACAGACACATATGAACCCGAGGACGTCCGAGCAATGCTCAGCGCTGCCATTGGCGCGCTTTCGCAAATCTCGGCTGGCATCGGCGACACGTGTGTCACGGGAGTGCTGGGCTAGCTTCTAGCTCAATCATTCCGTTTCTTGATCGACTTATGGAGATGTCCATGGTCAGCAGTGAAAATAGGTTAATAGACCTTTTTCAACATTTGTCGAAGGACTTGTCCGATGATCGACCGCGAACCCCTTTCCAAGAGTTTGCGATTGACCGTCAGAAGACTCGTATGCGTAAGCGTGCGAGGCTTGAAGCTCCGGGCCTCGACGAAAAGGCGGTTAGCGACTTTGTTGCTACTAACCTTCGCGTCGGTGCGACTTGCATCAATTTGGACCGATTTATCTGCCACAATGCCCAGACATTCATTGCTGAGTGTTTTGAGCGTTATAACAGACGATTTGATCCAGATCTTGTGCAGGTTTCTTTTGACCCACGGCGTTTTCTAGATCTCTGGCGATATGGCCCGGGGGCGTCTAACGGCGTCCTCGGTACCCACTGCGCTGAGAAGATCCATCAGCCGATGAGCTGCACAGTCCTAGCGAAGCCAGCTGTTGTTATGCTTCGGCGAAATAACGCATACTTCCGGGCTTTTGACAGCCGTGAAGGAAGTCTTGGCGTAACCGAGGTAGCTGGTTCGCGTTTGGCAACGGTTCCAAAGAACGAAGATACGAGGCGAACCATTGCTCTCGAGCCTAGTGGCAACATGGCCCTCCAACTTGCTTACGGAGAGTATGTCACTGCCATGCTTAAGAGCATAGGATTGGACATAACCAACCAGCAACCTAAGAATAAGGCGCTGGCTCTACGTGGCTCTCGTGACGACTCGTTGGTAACGATCGACATGAAGTCCGCGTCAGATATGATCAGTCCGAAACTGGTCCAGTTGCTTTTCCCTAAGGAACACTATAATGCTATGGTTACGTTTCGTAGCCCAAGCACGCAGTTACCTGACGGGACTAACCTCGATCTGAATATGATCAGCACGATGGGGAATGGTTTTACCTTCCCTGTTATGACGCTCATATTTGTGTCGCTGGTATATGCAGTTCGCTTGAAACTAGGCGGACCCTCGAGATGGATAGACTGGAGCGATACCGGAGTGTTCGGGGATGACATAATTGTCCCTAAACATGAGGCGGCGCTTCTTATATCTACTCTTGAGGACTGTGGATTTGTCGTTAATAAGGACAAGTCCTACCTCGAAGGTCCTTTTCGTGAGTCTTGCGGCGGTGATTATTGGAACGGCCAAGATGTTACGCCGTTTTATCCCAAGAACCTGTCGCAAAATCACGAAGTCTATGTAGTCCTGAATCAGGTGATGGAGTGGTGCGCCAAGGTGAACTTCTACCTACCGCGTACCATCGAGTTCCTGGTGGATTGCATAGACGGGCCGATTTACTTCGTTCCTGAATGGTGCGGGGCCGATTCCGGCTTCCGCACTACTCAGGTAGCCAGGCGATATCGCCACTTGCGACCTCATGTCGTCCCAAGGAGGGTACCAAACCCTTTCTTCGAGATGATGTTGGCTGTCGGTGGTTACGTCGCCCAAGGCGACTCTGGCTTATTCTTCGTACCTCGTCCGTATAAAATGAGGTATAAGAGCCAGAGGTCCAGATTGCCTAACGGCTATCTGGACGGTCGGG